TAGAAGTAAAAGCACTAGGCACAAATAGCCTTATGCAGAAGGAAGTACGAAGTCAACGATTGACAATGTTTCTTCAGACCGCTCAGAATCCTGCTGTTGCTCCGTTCGTTAAGATGTCAAAGTTGATTAGCGAACTAGCGTATAGCTTGGATCTTGATCCTGATGAAATACTAAATGATCCTGAAGAAGCAGCACTAGCTGCACAGATTATAGGAATGCAAAATAATGCTGGACAAGGACTTGGCGAACAAGCTGGCCCCGGTGGTGAACAACCCGGAGCTATGGAATCCCCTGAAGGAACACCTGAGCAACCTACGGATGCAGGAGTTACAGGCACTGGCGGTGGCACAATCGGAACAGGAAATGTTCCGCAAGCAGGGGAAAGCGAGTTCTCTGGCTAATTTGCTAACACTACAAGAACAAGTAAACCAAAGACGAAAGGAACGTGACGATGGCTGAAGAATTTCCAGATCTAAATGAAGATGGTGAAGTAACCTATGCAGATGTATTAGAAGGTCGTGGAGCTTTTGCCGATGGCGGTTCTATGATGGTTCCTCCAGAAATGGAAATGATGGAAGAAGAAATTCCAGAAGATACATACAACAACATCAGCCCAGAAGAAGAAATGCAACAGGCTGAAGATATGCTTCCTGATGATGAGATGGAAGAAGAGTATGTAGACTATGTAGCCGAAGAAGTATTAGAACCCGAAGAGCAAGAATATTTATTTAAGGTTCTAGACGAAGATCCAAAACTAGAGGGGATCTTAGATAAAATTATTCTTAATGCAACAGAATTTGCTGGTTCCGGTGAAGTTGAAGGCCCCGGTACCGGCATATCAGATTCGATACCCGCAAGGCTATCGGACGGTGAGTTTGTAATCACCAGAAAAGCGACTGACCAAATAGGTGCAGACAACCTCCAAGAAATGATGGACGAGGCTGAACGTGCTTACGATGGCGGTCTTATGGCTATGGCAGAAGGCGGTATGCCTGTTGATGATCGTTATAATAATCAACAAGACGAAGATCAAGAGGAAAAAGTAGAGGATCAAATGCTTTACGCAAGCCGAATGCCTAGTCTTATGAACCGATAAGGCTACCTAGAAAATCTAGCCCCTTATCATTTTATAACCTTGAGGCCACCTTGTAGTATCAAGACCCTGTATTAAATAGCGCATTAATACAGCCACCTTGAAAGACAACAAGCCCCAGAAAGGAGAAGTGACATGAGCGAAGAACAAGAACCGCAAGCAAATCCGTACAATGCAAAAAAAGAATGGCACACACCAGATGGGCCACCCATGCAAAGTGCAGATTCATTGTTTTTTGAAGAGCAACAAGAGGCTACTTCCGAAGAAAAAGGAACCCCTCAAAACCCTAAAGCGGCTCGCACCAATTATAAAAAGAGATATGACGATCTAAAAAAACATTACGATCAGAAAATTTCAGAGTTTAAACAGCGTGAAGAAGAACTAGAAGCTGTGGCACGATCTGCACAACCGCAGTATCAACCACCTAAAAGCATCGAAGATCTTGAACGCTTTAAACACGATTATCCTGATCTATATGACACTGTTGAAACAGTTGCTCATATGCGTAGTGAAGAGCAAATGAATGCCCTTCAACAAAAACTTTCAGTTATTGAAAGACGCGAAGCAGAAATGGCTAAGCGTGATGCTGAGGTTAAACTACGAGAGCGACACCCTGATTTTGAAGATATTAGGGGTGATGACAGGTTTCATGAATGGGCTAAAGTTCAACCAGAAGAAATTCAACGTTGGATTTATAAAAACCCAGACAATGTTACATTAGCTAGTCGTGCTATCGACCTTTATAAAATGGAAAACAATATTGCGATTAATGCTCCAACGCGCAGGTCACAACCTTCAAAGTCCAATGCGGCTGATATGGTATCGACAAAGACTACCGGCGTTGAACCAAAGTCAGCCAAAATATGGACGCAACGGGAAATTGCCGCTTTGTCCTTGGATGACTATGATCGTTACGAACAAGAAATTGATCTAGCCATCCGCGAGGGACGAGTAGCAAGATAATAACTTGTCTTTTAGGAGTAAATTAAAATGGCTTATAACGTAAGTGATCAATATTTTGAGCCAGCAACTGATACCAATGCAAACTTTGCAAACTCAATTGCGGGTCAAAACAACTCATTCTTCCTGCCTGCTGTCTACAGTAAGAAGGTACTTAACTTCTTCCGTAAGGCATCAGTCTGTGAAGCTGTAACTAACACTGACTATGCTGGCGAAATTGCGGCATTTGGTGATAGCGTAAACATCATCAAAGAGCCGGTAATCACCGTCTATCAGTACGAGCGTGGTGCAGACGTAACCTCAACTAAGCTGACCGACCAAGAGCTTACTCTTGTTGTTGATCGTGCAAACGCATTTAAGTTTATTGTCGATGACATTGAAACCAAAATGTCGCACGTAAACTTCAAGGAAGTGGCATCTTCTTCAGCGGCTTATGCGTTGCGTGATGCTTTTGATGAGGGTGTATTTGCAATCATGCAGGCTGGTTTGTCTGCTTCTGCGCCCGACCACACGCTTGGTGCTGACTCAGCGACCGATTTGGGTGCTGGTGTATACGATGGCGCTGGTGCTATTGACGTAGGCATTACTGGCGAGACTGATCCTCTGGACGTTCTTGCTCGTATGGCTCGTTTGTTGGATGATCAGAACGTACCCGAAGAGGGTCGCTGGGTTGTAGCATCTCCTGACTTCTATGAGCAACTCTCTCAGAGCGGTTCTAAGCTTTTGTCAGTAGACTTCAACGCAGGCCAAGGCTCTATTCGTAACGGTCTGGTAAGTTCTGGCAAGTTGCGTGGATTCTCCATGTACAAGTCAAACAATATGCCTGCTACGTCTAACGCAACTGGCTTTATGCTGGCTGGTCATATGAGTGCTGTTGCAACTGCACAATCCATCACTAGCACAGAGGTCATTCGTGATCCTTCTAGCTTTGGTGACATTGTTCGCGGTCTGCACGTTTGGGGAGCTAAGGTTCTCCGTAACGAAGCACTGATCGGTGCTTACTACAACATCGACTAAGATGTTTTGGAGGGAGGGTGAAATACCCCTCCCTTTATTTTAAAAGGATTTAAAATGCCATTAATTTCAACTCCTAACAAGCCAATTAGTATGAAGTTGACTGAAAACAAAAGAGGGCGTTACCGTAGTGTAGACCACAAAAAGTATTCAGATAACTACGACAAAATATTTGGCAAAAAAGATAAGGAAGAAAAAAATGAAAGATAAAAAGCAAATGGGCTATCCAATGGGCGGTAAAACACGTTCTATGTATATGGGCGGTGGATATGGTTCAAATCGAAACATGATGTCTAAAGGCGGTATGGCCCATGACTATAATAATATTATGGAAATGGAAGCCAAGCAAATGTCTCCAGACCATAACGAGTCAATGAAGCAAAAATGAAAGTAAAGGCCCCCGAAGGCTATCATTGGATGAAAAGCGGTAAAAGCTTTAAGCTAATGAAAGATCCTAAAGACGGTTACAAAGCCCACAAAGGAGCTTCTAAAGCCGTAGACTTTCCAATCCAAAAGGTTCATAAAAAATAATGGCAACAACATACTTACAGTTGACAAACGAACTTTTGCGTGAAATGAATGAAGTCCCGCTGACTACTAGTAATTTTTCTAGTGCTATTGGTATTCAAGCACACGCCAAAGATTGTATAAACAGAGCATACCTTGACATTGTTCTAGAAGAACCCCAATGGCCTTTTTTGTCAGTAGCTGACAGTGGGACTACAGACCCTATGTACGGTAATGTCTATGTTGAAACTGTTGCTAATACTCGTTGGTATGAGCTAAAGCCTGCCAGCGACTCTATAAAAGACGATTATGGCGCAATAGATTGGGACAATTTTTATTTAACTACTGTTGGTGTTACAAGCGAAGTAGCCCCCTATGTTGCTAAAAATCTTAAATTTACAACCATTGAAGAATGGAAAGATTTTTATAGGGCTAATGAAAATGCAGATGATGCTGAAAATGCAAGCGGTGGCGAACCTAAGCGCGTTATTCGTAGTCCTGATGGACGTATGTTTGGACTAAGCCCAATTCCAGACAAAGTATACCGTGTTTGGTTTTATGCGTATAATCAAGCCACACAATTGTCTGATTACTCAGACGAAATTGTTTTTCCAGATGTTTATAAAACCGTACTCTTAGCAAGGGCTAGGTATTTTGTTCATCAATTTAAAGAAGCTGTTCAACCAGCCGCTTTAGCTCTTGAAGAATATCGCCGTGGCTTAAGACTTATGAAATCTAATTTAATGGTTCCAGAGCCTTTCTACATAAAAGATGATCGCAGGAGATTTGTTTAATGTCTCAGGCGTTTGGTTTTTCATGTAGAGGTGGTTTAAATACAAACCTTAACTCTTTGGAAATCTTAGGTCAACCCGGATTTGCAACAATACTAGATAATTTTGAAGTAGATCCTGATGGTGGTTATCGACGTATTAATGGTTTTACGGCTTTTGGTGGTGATTCAGCTACCCGACCGAATAGCGGAAATAGAATTTTAGGTACTTATCCATATGCAGACGGTATTGTAGTTTGTTCAGGTACAGGAATATTTTTTAGTAATGATGGGATTACATGGCTACAAATTAATCGCTCAGGCGTTTCTAATAGCGGCGATAATTATACAACCTTTTCTGGTCGTTCATTACTAACAAGAACCAATCAAGGCCAATGCCAATTTGCAACATTTGAAGGTGCTACATATAACTATGGGCAGTTAATTATTGCTGACGGATCTAATAAGCTTTATGTTTTTCGGATGGAGGGTACTGGCGCATTAAACACCCGTACTTTTTTTGCAAATGAAATTTCAGTATCTGGTACAAATGGTGTAAAATATATTACGGTACATGACCACCATTTAATTGCAGCAGGCGTAACAGGAAGTTTAAGTACCGTTTATTATAGTGTTAATAATGATCCTACTAATTTTATTGGTACTGGTTCAGGTGCAATAACTATATCAGATCAAATACAAGGTATTAAAGGCTTTAGAACAGACTTAATTGTATTTGCAAGAAATAGTATACATAAACTTATAAATATAAATGATTCTCAAGCTGTTCGTATTGATCCTATTGCAGAAAACGTAGGCTGTCTTAGTGGATATAGCATTCAAGAAATTGGAGGTGATCTAGTATTTCTAGCGCCTGATGGTATTCGTACTGTTGCAGGTACAGCGCGAATTGGCGATACAGAATTAAGTTCTATTTCAAGGCAAATACAAACAATTATTTCTAATATTGCAGTCAATATTAATTCGTTTGTAATAGATAGTGCTGTACTAAGATCTAAATCACAATATAGGTTATTTTATGCAGAAGCTGATCAAGCGGCTTCAAACTCAAAAGGTATTATAGGTACTTTTACTGGTCAAGGTTTTGAATGGTCTGAAACAGAAGGTATACAGGCTTTTGGTTTAAGTTCAGAAATTGATTATACTGGACTAGAAAAAAAATATCACGGCGATAAAAATGGATATGTTTATAATCACGATACCGGTACAAGTTTTATTTATGATGGCGTAGAAAATAATATTCTTGCGACATATGAAACAGCCGATTTAGACTGCGGTGATATTGGAACACGAAAAACTTTTAAATATCTTAGAACTTCTTTTTCGCCTGAAGGTGAAGTGTCACCAACCTTAAGACTAAGATATGATTATAAGTCTACAGAAATTGTTCAGCCTAATGATTATGAATTAACGACAATTCCTGTACCGGCTATCTTTGGAACATCTATATTTGGAAGCACGACATTTGGTGGCACAAACGATCCAATGATTAGACAAACAGTAGAAGGAAGTGCAAACACAGTCAGTTTAAGAATAAGAACAAATGATAAACAAAGTTCTTTTGCTGTTAATGGTTTTTATATAGATTATATGCCATCAGGTAGGAGATAATAATGGCCCAAGCTTATACACGACAAAGTACATTTTCAGATGGCGATACAATTACTGCTGCGTTATTTAATGATGAATATAATCAGTTAGTCAACGCATTTAATTATTCTAGTAGCAGTTCAACTTCTACTGGACACCGACACGATGGAACAGCCGGTCAAGGCGGTAATATTCCGCAAATTGGTGATTTAGACTTTTTAAATAAAATTGTAGTAGATAGTACCAACAATCGTTGGGGCTTTTTTGTAGAAGTTTCTAGTGCCGCTGTAGAACAAATTCGTATTCAAGATGGTGCTATTGTACCTGTAACTGATAACGACATTGATCTTGGTACTAGTTCATTAGAATTTAAAAATATTTATATTGATGGTACAGCTAAGATCGACACACTAACAGTCGATGAGGCTGCTACAGTTGGAACAACACTTGGCGTAACAGGCGCTACAACGCTCTCTAGCACTCTAGGAGTGACAGGAGCTACGACCCTATCCAGTACCCTTGGTGTCACTGGAGCGACCACACTAAGCTCTACGTTGGCTGTAACAGGCACCTCTACACTAACAGGAAATGTCACAGCAACTAATGATTTGAGTATTGGTGGTAATTTAACTGTTACGGGCAATGCTACAATCTCTGGTAATCTTACATTTGGGGATGCAGATACAGACACCATTACAATTGGTGCAGATGTAGCTTCGCATATTGTTCCAGATGTTGATAATACTTATGATCTTGGAACTTCTACAAAAGAGTGGCGAAACCTTTATATTGATGGTACAGCCAACATTGATAGCCTTGTAGCTGATACTGCTGATATTAATGCAGGCACAATTGATAATACAACTATTGGAGCTACAACAGCCTCTACAGGTAATTTCTCTACGCTGTCTATTGGCGGCACTGCAATTACCTCTACGGCTACTGAATTAAATATTGTAGACGGTAGCACAACAGCTACGGCTACAACGCTTGCAGACGCTGACCGTGTTGTAGTCAACGATGCAGGCGTAATGGTGCAAGTAGCTCTTACAGACTTTGAAACTTATTTTGAGTCTGCACTAGATACTCTTCCAAACGTAACGACTGTTGGAGCCTTAAATGCTGGTTCTATTACTTCAGGGTTTGGAGCTATTGATAATGGCTCATCAGCTATTACAACATTAGGCACTATAACTTACGGAAGCCTATCAGACGGTACAATAACTATTACGGCCTTTGTAGATGAAGATGATATGGTATCTAATTCTGCAACGCTTGTACCTACACAACAATCAGTTAAAGCTTATGTAGACTCTCAAGTAACTGCACAAGACTTAGACTTTCAGGGTGACTCTGGTGGTGCATTAAGCATTGATCTAGACTCTGAAACTTTTACGATTGCTGGTGGCACGGGTATTGATACAACTGGCGCGACTAATACGCTGACGGTTGCAATTGATTCAACTGTGACTACGCTTACGGGTACTCAAACCCTTACAAACAAAACACTTACTGCTCCTGTTATTTCTACTATTAGTAATACAGGCACTCTGACACTACCAACGTCTACTGATACTTTGGTTGGTCGAGACACAACTGATACATTAACAAACAAGACCTTAACATCTGCGGTATTGAATACTAGTGTTTCTGGTACAGCAATACTTGACGAAGATGATATGGCTTCTAATTCTGCAACTCAACTTATCACTCAACAAAGCGCAAAAGCTTATATAGATGCTACAGCCACTGCGCTTGCAATTGCACTGGGGTAAATTATGGCTAATACTTTTAAAAATGCTTCACTCGCTGATGTAAGCAGTGGTTCATACGACACACTTTATACAACACCTGCAAGCACTACTACCGTTGTTCTTGGTGTAGCTTTGGCGAATAAGAATGCAAGTGCTATTACTGCTAAGGTGCAATTTACTGATTCTTCAGGCTCTGTAACGCGACAGTTACTAGAGGACGTAACAATTCCCGGTAATACAACGCTAGAAGTTTTATCAGGTCAAAAATATATTTTAGAAGCCGCAGATATTTTAAAGGTTCAAGCGGGAACAGCCACTTCTTTGGATGTTGTTGCTGGAGTAATGGAGATTAGTTAATGGCTATTACTACAATAAATAGTTTAGCAATTCCTGCTGGTACTGTTGTTTCGGCAGACTTGACGTATCCGCTTACTGGCTTTAGTTCAACGGGTATAGATGATAATGCTACGTCTACTGCGATTACGATTAACGCGTCAGAGAATGTTGGTATTGGCACTGCGAATCCGGGTAGATTGTTGCATTTAGAATCTGATGCTCCAGCAATAAGAATAAAAGACACCAGCGGAACAGGGACTATCCATGATTTGATAACAAGTGGCCCTGATGGAAATCTTCTCAACCTACTGCTAGACGCTGGCGGTGCAGGTACTAGCCCAGCTTTTATTATTAAAAATGTCGGCACCGAGCTTATGCGTATCACCTCCAGCGGCAACGTTGGTATTAACGCATCAAACCCAACAGAGAAGCTACAAATATCAGGCAATGCTTTAGTAGGTGGCGAGGTAGAATCTGTAGCAAGCGGCACAACTACTGGTTTTAAGTGGGGACAAGACACATCTACTCACTACTGGAAGTGGGCTGAGTTTAACAATGAAGCCGCCTCTTTACAGGAAAACAGCACATCATCCGCATTTTCAAGAATTGCTATTGCGGCGGGAGGCAATGTTGGTATTGGCGAGGTAAGTCCTGCACAGAAACTAGACGTAAACGGTACAGCCGTGTTTGGTGGAGCTACTACTCGTTTAACAACTTATTCTGATAGCACATATAGTGGTATTTTTAACGGCTCGTCTTTAACTTCAGACGAATCTATTTACATGGGCAACGACAGTATTTTCTTTTACGGTGCTGGCACAGAACGTATGCGTATTGACAGCAACGGTCAAACCATGCTTTCTGGGTCTACTGCGGCGTTTGATAATACGGGTGCAGTAAACGGACTTCAGTTTCACTATACCACTACCACAGGCAAAGGAGTCATAGGTACATATTCTTCTGGTGGCTCTACTTCACTTGCGTTTCGCACTAATTCAGGTGGTGCAGGAGCCGCAACAGATCATATGGTTATTGATAGCTCCGGTAATGTTGGTATTGGTACTACTTCGCCAAACGCTTCTTTGCATATATCCCAGAACCCAGCAGTATTGGCGTTAGGCTCCACTGGATCGTCTGATCCTAGATTTGATTTTTACGATCAGGGAACGACCACTATTGGCGCTTCTATTTTTCTGGATCAATCTGAAGACATTCTGTGCCTTTTGCGAACAGCAAGTGGTAGCGCAACGGATGGTATACGTATCGACTCCAGCGGCAACTTGCGGGTTGGTACTCCTAGCCAAATAAATTCTACAAAAACTGGTATTTTTGCAAGTTCTACTACAAACTGTTTAGGTTTGCAAAACACCAACAACAGCAACTATTTGATTACTGCCTTCAATTCTTCTAGCACTGAGGTTTTCAGAGTTGCTGGAGATGGAGACGTCATTAACACAAACAACTCTTACGGTGCGATTTCAGATGAGCGCTTGAAGTCGAATATCGTTGATGCGTCTTCCCAGATTGACGATATTATGGCAGTGCAGGTCAGAAGCTATACGCTTGACTCGACAGGTGACACGCATATTGGTGTAGTTGCTCAAGAGCTTGAAGCATCTGGAATGTCTGGACTTGTTCAAACTGATAAAGAAGGCATGAAGTCAGTCAAGTACAGCGTTTTGTACATGAAGGCTATTAAGGCTTTGCAAGAAGCAGTAACACGAATTGAAACACTTGAAGCCGAAGTAGCGGCACTTAAAGGAGCTTAAAAGAATGCCATATATAGGACAAGAACCTGTTGCTGGTAACTTCGTACTTTTAGATGCGATTACAACATCTGCAACAGCTACATATGCGCTAACTAAAAATAGTGTTGCGTATTCTCCAGAGTCTTCAAGAAACATGATAGTTTCTTTGAATGGTGTTACGCAGGCTCCTGAAGCGGCTTATACAGTTTCTGGAAGCAATATTACTTTTAGTTCGGCGTTAACGGCTTCAGATGTTATTGATTATATATTAGTTCTTGGAGATGTTTTAGATATTGGTAGGCCTTCTGATGGTGTAGTAGGTACTGACCAAATGAATTATCCGTTAGGTAATTTTAGTTCAACGGGTATTGATGATAATGCAACTTCAACGGCTATTACAATTGATTCTAGTCAGAATGTTGGTATTGGCACTACGACTCCTACTACAAAGCTCCATATTGAGGGCAACACAAACGGACTTGTTACTAGCAAAGTTTTAAACACCAATACCGGCGCATCTGCTCGTGCAGATTTTACCGTTGTTTCCGACAGCGCAGATATATCAATAATAGCTACATCTGCGGCATACACAGGCGTTTCTGGCTGGGCAGACACAGGCGTTATTTCTACAAGCAGTGGCTCTAGCGGAGGTATGCTATTTAATGTGCAAGCATCTGCTCCTCATCGTTTCATGCAAGGAGCTACAAACGAGCGTATGCGTATCGACTCCAACGGCAGGGTTGGTATTAATACTTCGAGTCCTAGCGCCCGTTTTCACTTGTTAGACACAAGCAGTCAAATGGCTATTTTTGGGTCTACTTCAACAAGCACTTATGTTCAATTTAGATCAGCAACAACCACCCCAAGAGGTTACATAGGAAACGGATCAGGTCTTGTTACTGGCGCTAGTAATTCTGATTTTATCTTTAGAAGTCAAGGCGATGCTGTTATAGCTACTGGGGGTAACGCCGAGCGTATGCGTATCGACTCTAGCGGCAGGGTATTCATAGGAAAAACAAGTGATAACGACAACACAGCAGGGCATACCTTACATTCTTCTGGCTTAGCAGTGCATACCCGTAATAGTTCTTTTGCGGCAATCTTTAA